CCTGCTTTAACCCAAAAAGAAATTGAGAAATCATCGTCTTCATCCCACTCAACTCCCATTGAATTTGTATCTGGTAAATGCACCATTTCTCCAGATCCTGCCGTAAGAGATCTTGAAGCAGCTTGAGCATTTGTGAATGAAGCATATATATTACCCATCACTTCTGAAATATTTGCAATCGCTACTCCACATATCTTAGATACACTTGCTATTGCTACTCCAGTTATTTTAGATATATCTGCCATTAAGCTATAACAATATAAGTACTATCTGGATTGAACCATATCTGTGCATTGGCAGTATCATTTATATTATACCCAATAACTCTAACGACATCTCCAGTGGCAGATGGGGCTACTCTATTACAAGCACCAGCTGTAGTAGATAAGAATAAAGGAATTCCAGCGCCAACGCCAGGTGCGTTTCTCAAGGTTACCATTCCCCTTAAAAGCATACCAACATCTGAAGGTTGTCCACTAGCCATAGCGACAGCTAATAAATTCTTTGATGTAGACTCTGCGTCAGCATCAGTGATTAACCATTCAACACCACCATTTCCATCAGTAGCCATATAATATATTTGCCCAGCTCCGACATCTTCTCCTTCATGTCCAGTACCAATAAAGATAATATCACCTTCACCATCTCCATTAGCACCAGCAGTACTAGGAACAAAATTCCTAGAGCCAAACTTCTCGTAATTTTTTTTAGGAGTACTCATTGATTATTGTACTTTAGTAATCATTATTGTAACATCTCCAGCACTTGGAGCAGAATTGAAAGTTGCAGTTACAACTGTTGTAGATGTTCTAACAACTTGAGCATGTACAGTTTCGTAAGAACTTGTATCAAACATTTGAACTATTACAGCTCTTGTACCTAAATCGTGAGTAACTGCAATACTTGTAGCTCCACCAATAGTTGTTGTGTAACTCCTAGCAGCTAAACCAGCAGACGTTACATGTCTTGATGTGTCAGTACCTTCCAAAGCTTCACCTGTTGTAGCTCTCTCTGAAATACCTGCAGCGGTTAAAGAAGCCGCGCTAACGGTAGCTGTTGTATTACCACTAGTTAATGTACCAACACTTGTTAAAGAAGATCCTACAACTGTAGATTTTAGCGAGGTACCCGTTAGTGACGTTGCAGCAGCGGTTACTGTTATTGCAGCTGATCCATTAAAGTTTACACCATTAATTGCCCTGTTAGTAGCTAGTATAGTTGCTGTTGCAGCTAAACCAGATGTTGCTTGATTACCTGCAGTATTTACACCCGGTAAATTAATATTAGCACTACCATCAAAAGATACCCCACCAATTGTTCTCGCAGTTTCTAGCGTGTCAGCGCCCGACGCTAATGTAGCTCTTGCTGCAGTACCACTTGTGTTTTGATTACCAGCTGCGTTGACACCTGGTAAGTTAATATTAGCAGATCCATTAAAGGAAACTCCACCGATTGTTCTAGCCGTTTTTAAGGTAGCTGCAGATCCAGAAGTATTTTGATTACCTGCACTGTTAACGCCTGGAAGATTTATATTAGCAGAACCATTAAATGATACACCACCAATTGTTCTTGCTGTTGCTAGCGTAGTAGCTGTGTCAGCGTTTCCTGTTACATCACCAGTCAAATCACCGGTAAAACCATCAGCAGAAGTTATTGCACCTGCTGATATATCTGCTAAATCATAACCAGTACCACCAGTGTTAACCGTTGTTCCAGGTTCAGCTTGTAGACTATCGAAGAAAGTAAATGGATCACCAGTTACACTTCCATCTCTAAATACACCAGCGTATTTGTGAGTTCCACCAACACCGTACTGACCGTAGAAACCAAAATCCAAAGCATCAGCTGTGTTTGCTTGGTCTTTAGCTAGCTTCAACATACTATCAGCTATTGCAACTGTAGTAGAATCAATAGTCGTTGTTGTTCCATCAATATTTAAGTTACCCGAAACAGATAAGTTACCAGTAACAGTTGTAGCTCCTTCTAACTGAATATCAGCACCAGCATCCAAAGTAATTGTAGTTGCAACAACTTCAAGATCATTTGCGGTTGGAGAATTTATAAAAGCATTAGCGTCTCTAAAGTTAAGCTTTGTAGTGGTCCCCATCGTTTTAGAACCAGTAAATGTTTGTGCTGTGGTTAAGTGAGCTGTATCAGCATCTAATTTAGCAGAAGCAATAACGGTTCCATTCCAAACACCTGTTGCAATAGTACCTACAGATGTAAGTGAACTAGCAACAACACTGGACTTTAATGTATTACCTGAAAGCGTACCAGCGGCAGCTGTAACCGTGATTGCAGCAGAGCCATCGAAGTCAACACCATTTATTGCTCGCGCAGATGTTAGTGTTGCTGCGGATCCAGTTGTATTTTGATTCAATGTACCTACAACTAAATCTACTGTGTTATCACCCGCTTGATATGTAGCAGTAATACCTGTTTCAGTGTTTCCGCTAAATAAACCACCTGCAAAATCTTCTACTTGCGCTTGTGATAGCTGTGTGTTACTATTAGTTATAGCACCTGATGCAGCACCTAAGTATCCCCATTGTGTAGCGGATATTGTAGTCGACCCAATATTTTCTAGTTGCGCTCCTTCCCCAGCAGTTATATTAGATATTTCAGTTACTTGAGAAGCTGCAATAGTTTTATTGCTTAGAGTTTGAGTAGAGGCAGCAGAGTCAACCCATGTTAAACCACCATTATTATCAGACTGTGCTGATAAGACGTAACCGTTTGTAGGTCCGTTAGAAACTTTAAGATTAGCTTCGTCAACTACATTACCTGCAATAACCGTTACTCTATTAGTAGATGTAACCTCACCTGTTAGGTTGCCAATATTTGTCACAGTACCAGCTGATCCAGTTGTGTTTTGATTTAACGTTCCTACATTAATAACGGAATTTGTAGCTGTTAACCCGGACCCAGCAAACAAAGTTGCTAGATCGTGTACAGCTTCTTTTTTAGCCGTTCCAGTAGCACCGCCATCTAAAAATAAGAAATGATCTCCATTTGTAACAGAGGCAGCTGCAACATGTTGCAGTCCTGTACCAATTAAATTATTTATAGTTATATTATTATTAGGATCTCCTGATTCACTTTCATCAGAAAAACCTACTGTGTCTCCAGAGGCTATAGTAGTTTCTGTTGCAAGGTTTGCTATATGTGCAACACCTGCCCAGATAGTACCATTCCACACATATATTTGTTTATCTCCGTCTGAGGTGTCATAATAGATTTGACCTTCAACTGGATTGGCTGGCGCCGATGCTAAGTTTTGAATTCTTGCATTTGTTAGTTGATTCTGATTTAAATCTAGATCTACTAAATAATTTATTTTTGCCATAGTATTTTAATTTAAGTAGGCTTTTCCTGAAAAACCTGATGTAAATGTTACTTTTATTTTATGTTTTGTTATATACTGTACCTCTCCCGTTACAATTGAATTTGCCGAATCTACCACAGAGACTGAGGGAAATTTCCCTAAGTTATGTTCTATTGTCCACACATCACTAGGATTGCCCTGATCATGTATGTATGTTTTACTTTTTCCTAGTACTTTCATTAATCAAAATCAATATACTCAATTGTTACTTCTTCACCTTTTTCTAATGCTTTAGCTATCTTAGGATATACGCGTTTATAAGAAGTAGTAGATTTACCTATAAACCCATTCTCAGTTGTTATATTATTTTCTTGAGAATCTCCTAAAATTAAACATCCTGCAGTATGCTCATCAGTGTTACCTGTGTGTATAAGGATATACTCAAAATTAGGAACATCTTGTATATGTAGCATACCTTTATGCATGCTACCATACCTGTTCGTATATTTTGCATGAAATCCACCCTCTGTTCTAAATAGAATTTTATAAACTCCTGCTGGAATACGTGTCTCTGCTTTTACCTTAATAGCTCTCGCTTCATCTTCTAGTGTATAGCATAAAAACTTATCACCATCTGTTGCGTCAAAAAGTAATCCATTAGTTGAATCCTTTTGGCTGCTAAATCTTAATACTTTTAATTTCATCTTAATTCCAAAATGTTAGTTTACCAATTATACCTAATAATACAATCCAAACGGACCATAGTACTTTACCTGTTGTTGCTCTAAACTCTGTGTTCTTATTAACCCTAGCTATAGTCCCATCATCCGGATCTAATAACTTCTTCTTAATATATCTCACATCAAGTTTAAGATCTTTAAGCTCGTCGTGTATCTGCTTGTTTGTGATAGACATCTTATAATTCAAATCCAAGGTTAAATACTACAAGTCTAAATCTTTTAGATGTACAACCTACATCACAAAATAAACACGCTCTAAGATCTAGAATAGTTATTTTACCTATTCTAATTTTAATGCCGTATTTTAATTTCTTATTTCCTGTGTTCCAACTATTTATCCAATTCATAATTTTAGTTTAATATTAATTTTTATCTCCCGTAATTGAGCTCCTCTACAATCTCATCCTCAGTTATAATTAGTTGTATTTTCATTAGAATATAACGTAATTAACTCCAAACTTAAAATCGTACCAGGTTCTGTTCCAATACTTATTATATTTTCCTTCTACAAAATAACCTAAATGACTATTTATCTTAACACCATATATTAAACCAGCAGAATAATCATACCATTGTTCTCCGTCATTATATCTATGGTAAGAAAATTCACTGTTATCATTATAATGTAACGGCATTAAATTTCCCCAAGCGTGCAGCCAAGAGGTTTTAGAATATTTATAGTAATCAAACCCAACTATAAGAGAATGTTGTATCTGGTTATTTAATTCGTTTCTTTTCTTTTCAGAATAATCTGCTAATACTTGTGGTATTATTACTTCTTTCCATACCTCAGAGCTAGTAGCAACTATATTACCATCTGGATCTTTATATTCATTTGCATATACATCGACCGTATATCCCTCCATTATAGCTAAATGCGTATAATGTAAACTACCATTACTTAATATCCAATCCTCTAAAGGATCGTACCCATAAGGCTCTGATAGTCTATGTGCAGCTCCTATATTAAAAGCTAGTTTTCTATTTTTCTTAATTCTATATCTTTCTGATACTTCAAAATACTCAACATCAGCAAAACCGTCGTTTAAGTATTCTACTTTGGTAGTAAACTCATTAAGGCACCACTTACCTACGCAATCATCATCAGAACTATATCTAATAAAATGATGCTGGTCTAGGTAATCTACACCTTGTTGTCTAGCATAGTCTAATTCAAATAAATATTCAAATCCTTGTACTTTACCAACTGTAGCATTATCTGACCAAGATGTCTCAGTACCATCATAAAATGTATTGGCTTTATTCTCATACCCAAATCTAGCTATTTTCCGTAACCCTAAAGTAACAGAATAATCATAAGGAGTAGTTGTAATCCCCTCTTCTAATTGCCCTGATGATACTTTAAAAGTTTTAAGGTCAGACATAGATGTTCCTCCATTCACTGCCGCATAGAAAGTAGCAAACTTAAAGTACTTTTTTATTTGGGCATTGGCACCTAAAGTAAAAAGACAAAATAATATTAGTATTAATTTTTTCATATTAAAAGGCATATTCATTAGAAATAACAGCACTACACGGTGTAGTAGAAGCATTTAGTGAAGTTTGATTTACATAACTTGTATTGTGCACTGTGCCCCCACTGTAATCCGGAGTACCCGTAATTCCCGGAGTACCTGCAGGATCTATTATTTTCCAGCAAGGGTCCGTAAACCCTGAGCAGTGTTCATCAAATTCCTCTCCGGACGTAAGTTTAAGTATTGATCCCGATGGTGGGACCTCTGGAGTTGCTGGGTCTCTGTATGATACGTACACAGTAGACGAAGTAGGTGAAGTGATAGCAACATCAGCATCACATTTTAACCATAATTTACAGTAAGCTGCTCCCCCATAAGATCCCTTATCTTCCATAGGATCTACTGAGTATACACCATCATTATACATAGCGTCAACCTCCGCAGGAGATAGCTCATAATCTTTCCACATCATTATATCTGACATATTCCCTGCTAAATCATAGTTAGGGTCTGATAACATGTGTCCAAATGTCAACTTTGAGGTTTCATTGTTCATACCTGTATATGTCCCTCCAGATCCAGTACCTGTTATATCCAGAACTCCATTTATATAAATTCTAAGGGGATTGGAAACGTTAAAGTCGCCAGCATATGTAGCAACATAGTGCACCCATGTGTTTGCATATGTGTGTGCATTTACAGAGTATGCACGTTTATAAACATTATTAGTATTAGAATATACATCAAAGTATATTTTATTGCCTAGCATAAATACTCTATATTCATGGTTACCAGAAGCCGCGTCTGCTTTACTTACAATAGTATAATTTTGAGTGCCGGAGGCTTTAACCCACGCAGATACACTAAATGGTAAATCATTGGAAGCGCCGTACCCAGAAGTATGTGAAAAATCAGTTGCATCCCCACAATCTAAATAGTCAGAAGTTCCTCCCATAGTTACAGACTTAACTGATGCCACATACTTCATCTTCCTAGAGGAATCTGAAATAGGATTACTGATATTTATACCCATACTATTCATTAGTACCCGAAATAAGCTATTATACCTCCAGAAGCTTGTGCAGTACATGTTACAGAAGTCCACCTTCCGTGTATAGTTGCTCCAGAAGGAAATTTATTACTTGCGTCTATTACCTCGCCTCCTGCACCTTCTCCATTCTGGCCTGCCGTTAAAGCAAAAGACATGCTACCTGATATATTTTCTGCTACCAACCCAGCTAAAGACATAGTTCCTAAAAAAGAAATTGCAGTTATAACCTTACCTGTTGGGGGAGTTACAGCGTCTCCTGAATCATTAAATGCAGAACCTAGTTGTCCTAACATGTGGTCTCTTGTTGTTTTTACTTCTCCTGATATTCCAGCTAGAAGTACTTCTTCTGATGATTGTGCCATTATTTTATTATTTTTTTAATTGTTTTTTTACTGTTCCATCACTATATCTATAAAACAGTAAGTTATTATTACCTTCCTTTGCTGGCCTGCCCAGTAAGTCTGTGATAGATATTAATTTTACTTCTCCTTGCGTCCTACTTAATAAAGGGCCTGTATAAGAACCATTACAATGGTTGTAAGTTAATTGACATATATTATCCCATTCATTATTACAACAGTAATCATCTACTTCTAACACCCAAGCATAGCAAGGGTCATTTAACCAATATGGTATACTATCACCAGATATGCAATTAGCACTATATAAGCAAGAAGCGCTGTCACTACTGTTAGCAAATCCTGAGTAGTTGTAGGCATTTGGGTCCATACATCCTTCCACCACAGCCATACACGAACCATTGTCAGTATTAGCTGTCGAGTCATAATTAATAGCAGTACTATCGGTACAACCATACATGTAAGGGATACAACTAAAATCTTCTGTATTGGCAAGGGCGTTGTAATTAAGAGAAGAAGGGTCAGTACAGCCGTACACATAAGGAGTACAAGAATTGTTATCAGCATTTGCTAGTATATTAAAATTAAACATTATTGAGTCAGTGCATCCAAATATAAAAGGAATGCACGTTCCATCATTAGTATTGGCGCTAGTATCAAAGTTAAACATGATTGGGTTAATACACCCATACATAACTGGAATACACCCTCCATCGTCTACATTAGCCGTAGGAGAGAAATTAAATGCTAGGGTATCAATACACCCATAAACAATTCCAATACAACTATTATCATCAACATTTGCGAGTGAGTCGTAATTTAATGCTAATTGACTCATACATCCATATACTATAGCAATACAAGTGTCTTCTGTATTAGCATTAACATTATAGTTAAAAGCTAATGGTTGCATACACCCCTCAACAACTGCTATACAAGAGTTAGGTAGTTCTGTGTTTGCGGTGTCTATATAATTAAATGCAGTGGAGTCCATACACCCTATTACCACTAGTGTGCTGCAAGAACCATTCTCTTGGTCATACGCAGCATTATACTCTAAGTATACCGGATTGGTACACCCTGGATTATAATAACAACTTACATCATCCGTATTTGCTAAACTATCATAGTTAATAGCTAAAGGAAATGTACATCCAAAAACTTTCTCAACGCAGGTATTACCGCAATAAGTATTTGTAATATGTGTAGAAAGAGGTAATAGGAATGGAGCTGGTACTTCTATTATACTATCTCCTAAAGGGTTTGTTAGTTTAAATCCACAATGGGCAGCTGTTAGTTGTGCTTGTTGTGTTATGAAGAATTTGAAAGATACTGCTTGAGGTGCATCTAAGTTTATAGTAAAACTCTGTTGAAAACCTGCTGTTAAAATATATTGATTTGTGTCTAGGCCTTGTACAACTTCTAGGTAAGAGCCAACCCAACCATCACCCATTAAATCATATAGAGTTAATGTGTAATCACAGTTAGGTATTAATTCCATTGTGTTTGCTAAAGGATTCCAATTATACATACTGTCATCTATACAGCCATATGATATTAAGGTTAAACAGGATCCGTCACTAGTATCTGCTTGAACATTAAACTCTAAATATAAAGGGTCCATACAACCAAAGATAGGAGCACAAGTATCTGCTATAAAATAATGAGTTGAGTCATCTATAAAATTAGCAACACTTCCATCTACTAATGTGTCATAACATTGTACAATATAATATGAGCCATCTTGTCCTCCCCACAATGATCCAGCCATTCCATCCCCATACGTATCGTTAATAGTAAATACTAACGGAGATAGGGGTAAACATAGTGGTATAGTAAGTTGTTGATAATTAACAGCGTAAGGCCCTCCAGATTCTAATATAGTTCCAACTGTGTCTTTAATTTCCCATGTTGTTTCTCCTGGGAATTGATCCAAGTTAAGGTATAATAAAGCAGGAGCACATAAAGGTGGCGTTGGTGGGGCACACGGCCAAATATTAACTAAAGTGTCTAGCGTAAAGAAAGCCATTGTTAATGGGGTAAAATTTACTATAGGACCTTGACATATATTACTCATTTTAAACCAAGCTGGTTGCGCTGATACCCATCCATCCCCAAAACTATCCATAAGAGATAATAGATATGAGCCAGAATTTAAAGCTATAGTCGTATCTAGATACTCATACTGTTGAGTAGGTTGAAAGAACATAGCTGTATCTCCAGATGCATCTGATACCATAAAGAAGTTCGACTCTGTTAGTGCGTAGAAGTCAAACTGTACTTTAAAATTAACCCAAGAATCCTGGGATAATAAATTAAGTGGTAATAATAATAGTAGTAGTAATCTCCTCATTTTAAAAATCGCTCATTATTTGGTTATCTATCTCATCTTGTACTTCTTCTTTTGTTGCTATCATTTTAAAACTAAGATCAGCTTGAAATCTTATAACTTCAATATCATCTTTAAATAATATGATAGTAGGTATAACTGCTATCTTGTGCTTCTTTTGTAAATTAACATCTTTACTCACATCTACATAAACATACGTTTCAACATCTTTTAAATCATATGCCCACTTTACGTCGTTTGCAGCGTTCCACCCTGCGTTAAAAACTACTACTTGAAGCTGGCTAAACGCTGAACTAGATATTAACATACAAGCTAATACAAGTAAATACATCACGAAGATTCTCCAAACAGTACTTTTATCTTTCATCTCTTGTAAAGTTTATCCTCTATTCGTTCTAGAGTTTTTTTCATATCCTCTACATCCTGCTGAGTTGTCATTATAGTCTGTCTAATCATTTTATCCTTCATATCAAATTCCATCCTACTAACATCTGATTCTAACGGCGTTGGTAACTCCCTTGCTTCCGCTATATCAGCTTGTAGTATAAACCACATACTTATAACAGTTGCCATGGCTGCTCCTATCCCTACTAAAGTTTTAATACTAATCGTAAAACCAGTATCTTCATTTAACTCTTTAGCCATGTTATGCCTCTGTACCTACTGCCATAAATTCAATCACTGTATTAGCTGTTGAAGTGTATGCCATTAAATCATGTTGAGGGTTCCCTGGAAAATATGCAAACTGTTGCCCACGCATTTCCATAAATTCTGTACTTGCTCCATCATTCCAATATAAGTATACTATACCTGTACTAGCATTATATGTAGCTGTATTCTTTATATAATAAATTGCTGGAGAAGCATATTTACCCTTTGCTATAACAACAGAGTGTTGCTCTTGGCTGTTAGTAGCCTCCGCATCTCCTGTTGTGTCTAGGATAGTTAAAGTAGAGTTTACACTGTCTACAGTAAACATTCCACTTTCTCCTGCAACAGCGTTAGTAAGAGTTATAGATTGAGGCCCGTTAGCTGCTGATGCTAAAGCGCCTACAGTTATAGACCCATTATGTCCTTGAGCATCTGCAATAGCAATTTTTAATTGTGCTAGTAAAAGATTTTGACTAGATCCTGCGCCTATTCCCACAGAAACAGCTCCGTATAAGTTTGATGCTGGTGTACTCGTACTACCAATATCTGTATTCGCAACAATTAGAGTACCTGTAGCGGCACCACTTGCAGCGGTATCTGTTACTACATATCTCTTCTTAAGACCATGATTATCAGTAATATCTAGATATTGCCCTTCTAAAGCAGCTCCTGTTGTTACAGCGTCTCCGTCTATACAAGAAATTTTTACTGTTTTAGATATAGATTTTATATTCTCCCTAGCAAGCCCGCTAGTGTGACTACCTGTAAAAGTAGTTTGGTGACTTAATGCCAGAGAATCAGTTGTTAGATCTGTGCTGGTTAAGATTAGTTTTGAAGTTAGTATTGCCATTTTGTTTTTTTGTTTTAATCAATTAATATTTTTGTAAGTAAACTTACTTGATGAGATTTAATTTCTTCTGGTAACATTGCCGAAGTAATTCCTACCAAGTTTACCTCTACATCTTCATCAAGCATTGCTGTTACTGCTTCTAATTGAGACTTTCTTGCTTGGACTAGTTCTGGGTTTTCTGCTTCTAATGCATCTACTTGTACCTTAGAATCCTCTTCTGTACCAATAGCTTTTACTTTTTCTGCAAGTTCTATAAAATCTGCAGATGGTTTTGCTATCTCTTCGATGTCTTTTAGCGCTTCTTTAATAATAGTAATGTTTTTACTAGAGGCGATTGCAAATTCTTTTCCTGCTAATTCTCCTGTAGAGTAAAGGCCATTAAGTATTTCTACCAGTTCATGTTTTGTTCCGTTAAACTTCATTGTTGTAGTTTTTTGTGTCATTGCTTCCATTTTTATATATTGGGTTTAGTTATTACTCACTTTAATTATAGTTACAATAATCGCAGTGTTGATTTGCAAAGTTAATAAATTTATTTAAATAACCATGTGATGATGCAGACATTGTTCCAGAATATTCTACATCACAAGGTATTAGACACTCTAAAGGCAAAGGTTCTACCTTTTGAAGTAAATATTCTATAATTGCAAATGTAGTTTGATTCATTAAAGAACAGTCATCTATACGACCTGTTTCAATTTTATTTAATAGACGATCTCCATCTCCTATAAGACATTTCTGAAGTTTTAAGTAGGTTGCTGAGTTTAAGGTTAAATTTGATGCCATAGTTTTATTTTTTAGTTACAGTATGTACATAGGTTAGGGAGACAATTTGTTGCTGCTGAGTTAAAATTAGCAGCTCCTGGATCACAACATCCGTCTCCAGGCTCAATACAAGATCCGTCGTCACATGTAGCTTTTATATTATAGTTTAAAGCTGTAGAAGACATACATCCATATATGCAACTTAAACAACAAGGTGATGCATTCCATCCTGCAGTTTGATCTGGAACAGGATTACCAAGGCAGTTATACGTTGCTGTGCCATTATAATTAGCCGCTGTAGAATCTGTACACGCACAGGATATTATTGTAGTAACAGTTGTAGCAGCAGTCTGTTGAGGGCAAGTAGCGTAAGGTGTGCTTGTTTCATCCCATATAAATGTATACGTTGCATTTGTTGTTACAGGAAGACTTGAAACAATTTGTCCCGCCAATACCGCAGAAGTAACTCCTGCTAAAAGCGTGTTTCCTCCAGCGTCTTGCCAGCTCCAAGAAATATCTGTAAATGTTGTACAAGAAATTGTAGCATTTATAACTGCAGAATTACTACATGGAGTACCTGTTGTAACACTTAAACTTGCCTGACATGCACAGTATCCTGGATAAATACATAATGTATTATCAGTATACTGTAAATTTGCAGCTATTGTAGAAGTATTAGCAGCAGCAGCATCAGAACAAACAGTAGCCTGTATTAATGCGCATGACTCAACCCAGCAATTAGTAGGCTCTGTAGTACCGATAGAATTCTTAACAACTAATTTCACTGCGTAATACCCATAAGGCAGCCCTGTAAAATTATTAGTTATAATACTACTTGAAGCTAATGTTAAAGGGCCTGTAGCTAGAAGTGTACCACCACTTGATGCTCCACAATTTGTAGGCACAGTATATAACTCTATAGCAAAGCTATTAGTACCATTTAAAAATTCTGCAGTATTTTGAAGCGCTATTCCAACACTAGTTAAAGTGAAAGAAGTAAACACACTTCCATCTACAGCAGCTATACTTGTTGTTGGGGATTGAGTATAAGTCCCTGTAGCCCATGTTGCTTGATCTGCTCCAGCAGCGTCTTCATAATTCCCTGTAGCTAAATCACAGTACATACACGAACCATCATCAACTGTTGCTCCTGGTGTAATATTAAACGCGGGTGTAGTAGCATCAGTACACCCAGTCGCAGGGTACACACAACATGTAGACCAATTTGATCCTGCTACCACGCCTAAGCAATCTGCTACCAGATTAGAGTTATAATTTGTAGCTAATAAATCTGTACACCCGGCATATGTACACGAACCATCTTCACATGTTGCAAGACTATTAAAATTAGTAGCGCCGGCTGCATTAGGTGTTACCCCATATGTAGCTATTCCTGTAGCGAATGCGTAATCTGTTCCACCTCCTCCATCCCACCAAAGTTGATTTTTACTTCCATCATCAGTACACCCGTAAATACAACTTGTACAACAACAGTCATCTCCAGTTAAAGAGTTTGTACTAGTGTTGCAAGGTTCTGTTCCTAATAATTCCGTACAAGGGCAAGTTGCCAAAGGGTTATAATTATTCCAATTAAAATCTGTGCATCCATAAACACAAGCAATGCAGCAAGTATTCCACGTTGCTGAAGTATTATTGTTTGTATATGTGTTAGTCCAAGTTCCACCCCCTGTAGTACACGCATTATCGTCGTAATATGCGGTATCGCTACATGTCCCCATGTTAACCCATACATTATCACAATCACAAATAGCTGTAGCATCATAATTAGAATACCCTCCTGCAGTATCAGTACATCCTGTCCCACAATGTATACAAGATCCATCATCGTTAGATGCATTTGGGTTATAATTTACAGCTGTAGGGTCAGTACAAGCAAAAACAGGAGTTATACAACTACCGTCATCACATGTAGCTAAAGCATTATAATTTAAAGAGAGTGGGTTAGTGCAACCTAGAATGGGAGCAACAATAACTACCATCTCAATATTATTACAGTCAGGGATTGAAGTACCTCCAAAAGTATATGTTGGAATTACCCACCATAGCATTGTCCCAAAAGGAGCTGAAATTGCATTAGGTAATATATAAGTTGTTCCATCTACGGGAGCAGGATATACTGTTGTTTGTACTAGAATATTACCAGCTGTGTTCTCATACCAATCTAATGTTAAAGAGGTTGGAGTAGCAGGACACGCACTAAAGTCACTTGTCCATTCCAGATGAGGGAAACAAGGGGCAGTATAGTTTGCTATTAATGCAGGACTGGTACAACATGTATAAGTACACGAGCCATCACCACAAGTTGCTAAAGCATTATAGTTTGTAGCAAGTGCATCTGTACACCCATCAACACAACAACTTGCATCATCACACTCAGCTGTAGGATCATAATTTGAAGCTGTTATTCCATCAGCTGCCGTTCCAAATCCTGTACCCCCTGGACCTACTGTATATTCAGTTAACCCTCCATCCATACACCCTAAGATAGGGGCTATAACTGTTAATATGTTAGAATAAATTGTACAATCTGGAGTAGGTGCAGTATAATCACTTGTAAAGACTACTCTATAATTTTCTGATGTTCCACTAGCAGTATGTAAATAACTATTAGCTAGGGTTAGTGTAGCAGCCGCTGTAGGCCCTGCACTAGTTTGAGTATCTATAGTAACCCAAGACCCAGTAGCAAAACTTTGCCACAAAGCTGTATATCCATCATCAGCAGCTGGATCACATTGTATGTCACACTCTAAAGATTGAGCACATATTCCGTTTGTTCCGTCTATAGTTAATACCGGAGTAGCGCAGCAGTGGTTATAGAGGCAGGTTACACATTGGCAAACAGCAGCTGCGTCATAATTGGTTGCATTAATATCAGTACATCCTCCTGGGTCTAACGTAATTACTATACTAGCACCACCATTTGAGTGGGATGAACACGTAACTCCATTTGAGTATGTTATTGATGAGTATATTCTATATTGTCCTGTGCCATACCCCCCAAAGTCATCAGTATTACAATTATAGTGATAAGTGATTGAATGACTAGTTATATTATCTGTGCCTGCAGGATCATAAACAGAACTATTAGCTATTTGCCAGGCAGTCCCGTCCCAAAATTGTAAAGTTGTTGTTATAGTGTCTGCATTATCTGCGGCAATAGCATTACAATTAATAGTCATTGTATACTCTGCATCACAAGAATCTACATGTCCTGCCGCCTGTGTGAAAATAGGAGCACCACAGCAAGAATAAGCACAGCAAAAATCATCTACTGTTGCTAATACTGCAGCACCTGCACAATTAAAATTATAATTATATGCTGTAGGGTCTATACAACCTAATACTGGTATACATCCTAAACAATTTGAATACGTTGTAGTTACAACTGCTGGTATCCATTGTGCTGGACCTACACCACTGTTTAATGGGTTAGTATAATTTGCAGGATTGTCTCCTGAAGCTGTTCCTATGTATTTCCAACATCCATCTGTCTGCCAAGCCGTTCCATCCCAGTAATCTGCTTGAAAAGTTTCTCCTATAGTTTCAAGGGGGTTAATATAATTTAAACCAACTTGATTGTTAAGTAATGTTACTATTCCTGGACCTGTCCCTCCTCCAAACGACATCTTATCTCCAGAAGTACACTCTTCCCATACATGCCAAAATAAACAACTTCCATCATCTACAGTAGCTAGTGCATTATAATTTGCTGCTCCTGCGTCAGTACATCCACTAACAATACAAGATCCATCATCAATAACTGCTCCAGAATTATAATTACTGGCAGTAATATCAGTACACCCTGTACAAGAGCCATCATCACAAGTAGCTGATGAGTTATAATTACTACAACTTGGGCAAAGTGCACAATCACATGTAATAAACTGAGAACTATTAGTCATATCTGTAGTAAGAGTAATAGAACACCCACTAGGATATGTTAGTACACCTGTAAATCTATAAGTTCCTGGACCAGATGAAAAAATCGTAGCTGTACTACAGTCATCCATCCAGTTAATAGTTACAACGTTATATGGCGCAGAAGCAGTAGTTCCGCTCAAAACAGGAACGTTAGTACCTGCTGGATCAAAATGAACAGTCCACGCTACAGATGTAAACCCCCAGGCAGCTCCATACTGCCCAGACTGCTTAAATACAAGTCTAAATGGCATAGTACACAGAGTACTAGGCATAAATGTAGTGCCTATAGTAGGATTTGGTAAAAGACACGATCCATCATCAGTAACAGCTAAAGGATCATAATTGATTGCACAATTATCTGTACATCCTGTGTAAGTACAACAGCAAGTTGCTGTCCCACAAAGACTTGTACAATCTTGAGAAGCCCCACTATTATAATTAGACGCTGATGAGTCCATACATCCTGCATATATACATGAACCATCATCTATTCCCATAGAAGAATTCGTCATTAAATTATCTGCTGGTGTTGATGTAGAAAATAGTGGAGATGTATATGCCGAGACTGTTGGTAAAAACCAACCAGTAGAAGGAGTAATAGTTCCATCATCTGTACATCCACAAGGAGCTACAAGAATAGTTGTAGGTTGTCCCGCAGAAGCATGAGGGCCCGCTCCTAAAGCAGTACCATGCCAAGTTCCTGCATGACAGTTAGTTTGAACCCCTGCTGTTAAATTAGAAGTATCACTTACACTTATAGGCCATGAGTATGGATTTGGTCCGTGAGGATTTAACACACGAACAATTTCACTGTACGTGCTGCTAGAAGCATTTGGAGCTGTTGGGTAGGTTGACATAACCAGATATGCAAACACACAGTCAAATATATCTGGTGAAGCAATTAAACCCTCATTAAACCAAGATGTAAATAAATCTTGTAGTTTTAATGGAGTACCTAAATAAGTAGTTGTATCACTAGTATTTCCTGGAGTATTCATTACTCCCGCTACAGTATATTGGGAACTTTGCACCCATGAAGCACCGTTGTCTATGCTAAAAATAGTCTTAATCTGAATAGTGTCAGGAGACTCTATACTGTTACCAGCAGAATCAGTATCACACTGTGCCCAGTTAAACTCTATCTCAGGGTCACACCACCCGGAAGAGCAGTCAGGCCTACGCCAATTCAGACCAGTTATTATAGAGCAGCTTGGATCGCCTAGACAGCTTCCATCATCAATTGTAGCTGCCGCGTTGTAATTTGTAGCTGTTGCGTCCATACACCCTGGGTAGATACAACTTCCATCACCGCAGGTATTTGAAGCGCTATAATTTGTTGCAGTTATAGCAGGAGAACCAACTGTTTGAATAGTACACCCACAAACAACTGGAAAATGTCCTGTACCTAAAGGATTAGAGCCCGTACCTAAAGTGAATACAGAACTAACACTGTCAATTGTATAACCAGTAGTGGTCCAAGTTTGTCTTTGTAGTATTACAAAAACTCCATTAGTAAGACCTGCCCATATTGAGATTTGATTCAAATTGCAACTTTCAACCATTGTCCAACTTATAGCGGCAGTTGTAGGTGCAAAAGTTTGAGTTGCCCCTGTATATGTAGGGTTATTTGCATCCCATACATTACTAGTTGCAGATACATCCATCACAAAAAATTGTGTTGTATCAGGCATACTTCCAGAACAAGTTGACGTAGCAGTTAAAGTTACGTTACATGCAGTACTTACAATAGCTACTGTAGGAGCTGCACAGGCTGTTGGGTATGTACAGCAACTGTAATTTGTTCCTCCAATAGCCCCAACACAGTCTGCATTTCCGTTAGGGTATACAGTTTGATAATTAAGTGCAGTTGGATCTTGACATTCACAAGTAGGAGTAGCGGCAATGCTGAAAGGAGCACTTGTTAATACCGCCCCATCACACGTTCCGCCTGTGTAGGTACTAGTAACGGTATATGAAGCTCCATATAGAGCCATTGGTCCTAGATGTGCGGCAGTAACACTCCCAGTTGTAACCGGACTTCCGGTAAAGGATGTGATAGCGCCCAAACTTGAGGAAGATCCTGCAAGAGGACCTGTAAGAAATGTTGCTGTTAATGTGGAGCTAATTAGTGTTACCCCGTTTGTTGAATCACAATTAGCAGTAATCGTTAGTCCTTGTGTTATATTACAACCTGTTCCTGAAGTAGTTGCACTTAATACAAGAGCTGGACAACAGTTACAAGATAAACTAGGGTCTACAATTCTTTCGTTTGGATCAGATATAATTATTCCGTCCGTTGTTGAGTATAAGGTATCACATACTCTAACTCTCATATTAAGATAAACATCTTGAAAACATGTAGTAAGAGGACCACTGAAACCAATATTTGTATCAACCGCTTTAATTCGTAATTTATAATGTCCGTATGTGATATTCTGGGTTGTGGTTCCAGAATGAAAGTCTTCTACTGTAGAGGGAACACCGTTAACATATGATGCTGTACCTCTCTGCTCAATTAAATCCCATGAACTTGTAGAAGTATTGTAGTAAAATAATTCATAAAATACTTGAAAATCAGTACCTAAATTCCCCATAGAAGTGCTAGCTGCAAGTAAAAACTGACCCCAAAAATCAGCTCTAAACAGAATCTCTCCTGAGCCATCCGTAGTGTTCGAGGCATAACCTAAATATGCTCCTGATCCCCCTTGTATTTTATACCAAGTCTTCCCTAAAAAATTAGAACCATCTACTACATTTAATAGTCCATCATCAGCTCCCCAATTATTAGAACCTGTATTAATATCTAAAATATTTCCTGTCCCTTCAATTAGGTTAGACACATCTAAGTCAGGACCAGAAGACGGGTATGGAATAGGGTTTGTGTTGTAAAACGAAAAGTGCGCTGGATCATCGTCTCCCGGATCCCAAGCGTCTACTTGTAATTTACCTGATCCTGCCTCACACATCATACAAGATCCATCATCCTGTGAAGCCAAAGTGCTAGCAGATGAATAGCCCGTAAGATCTAAATTTATAGCCCCAGCCGCTCTACATGCTTTATCAAATTGTGGGGTTAAACATACAGGACAATCTTTAGCATAAAAAAGACCATCTTCAAAATATATTCCTGAGTCATCCGCATCTGTAAGTGTTCCAGCTGTACCTACACCTCCAATTACTGCAGGCGAGGTTATATTCCCTTGGTATGCGGTTCCAGTAGTATTTTTAATACTTGTTATTAAATCATCATAGTGTGTAGAAGTTCCAATTGTGGATAATACCCCTGCAACTGCAGCTAGGGAATTGGCAGCAAACCACGAGGAGAGAACACTAACATGTCCTATTTTATATAGAACTTCCCCAGTAAATCCACCAAGTATCATTCCTGCGTGTAAAGTTGCAGTACCGTTTGCAGCTAAAGACCTTCCAATATTCCAATCTACAAATTGTGACGTACTGAAATAACCACGAATACCTTTCCCTGACTGGCCATGCGCACTACCTACTCCATCATAAACTTCGTACGGATATGTAGGAGCCTGACTAGGTAAAGACAACACTTTATAAAATTGTTGATTTTTATATGATTGATTTAAATTATGTGCGGTAGTTGAACTTTGTGTACGAACGAGGTGAGGAACGTGCGATACGTAAGGAGACGTAGCACTTGAAGTAGTTGTAGCATTCTGATCATACGGTAGAAAAGTGATTCCAGGCTCGTTATATAATGACTGCCCTGTAGGCCACATTTCTGCTGCACATGGAGCTAAATCACCAAGGTTCCACCATCCATTTAGACCCTGCCCTCCTCTACCGTGCATTATCGGGGAAGTTAAAGTAAAAGTTTTAGTAAATCCACTTTCCCAAGTTACTTTAATATCAATATCTGCGGCTGGGTACAATGTACCTATTGCCGATGATATAAAACTAGGAGTAGTTTTAGGAAAGTACGTAGAAGATTGCCAGATCGTTTTATTATACGCATGATTAGGGTATGGTACCCCACTGAGAGGGTAAGAGTGTGTAAAGGTTGGTTTAGCGGTCATATTTCCCCAATTACCAACTGTTACATCTTCTATAGATGCTATGTGATCAAATCCGTTCCAAGTATGCCCTGCAGCTACACATACATCTTTATAGCTATATAAAGAACCTCCGCCGTATAACGTAATATTAGTTCCAACAGTACCACTGACTGTTCCACTGTCTAAACACGTACCTTCTTGACATTGTACGAAAGACGTAGTAGGAGGTGTAAACACAGGTGTAAGTGTTGGTGCGGATGCATATGATCTAACAGTATCCAAGGCCTGTACTTTAAAACTATATCCGCTAGTATGTATACCCAAATGTAGAAATATAGGAGGATTTGGAGCAACATTGTCCGCCGTTAGTGATACTGGGTATTCCCACCAACACTCTTCTACCTCGTATACTCCAGGATCAATTACATTTATAGACCACTTAATACTATAGTGCCCCTCTGGTAATAATAAAGGAGACGGATATGTAGTACTCGCAAAAGTAACTACAGGTGAAGTTAATAAATCTTGGATTCCCCCAGCAACAATATAGGATTGTGAATCAGTCCAACTTACTCCTGGACCTGAAACTTTATATATAACCGCTTTATACCTATAGTTTGGTATAGGCACTGGAAAATTATCACTAAAAATAGCAGTTCTATTTACAGTTAAAGTGATAGAACCATCTCCCCAATTTGCATAGGTAGGATTAGTAGTACTTAGAGATACAAACTCAAAAGGGACACTTATATCTCCTGAAGGTCCATCATCTCCAGGTGAAACAGCCTCAACCTTCCCTGTTAATTTATCACAATAGAAGCAAACTGTACTTCTTTTTTCAGATCGGCCTGATCCTCTTGAGAACGTCGAAACAGTATTAGAATCAAAATTTAAAGATACAGGATCGGAACAGCTGGAAGCATATCCTGTACATGCCCCACCATTTGTAGTATCTAAAACTCTAAAGGTGCTTTTACCTGCCTCATCAACTTGGTATGGAATAGTACCATATGACGCATGTAGTCCTAACGGGTTAAACCCATATCTCCAAGTATCTGTTCCATTTTCAAAAAAGAGTTCATATTGAGGCATACTAAAGAAACTAGTATTATAAATAGTGTTATAATTTTGATGTGAAGAAAATCCTATTCCTGCATTTCCAAGAGACGCCCAATGCTGTGTAGACCCATTATTCATTGCTGGGGTCTGTGGATTAGCCGTGTTCCATGTATTATATATCTCTCTATTCCAATCTTTAGCTATAATGTGGTACCACCCTTCTTCAGCGGTGGCTCCAGGAGATGTTAAAGATCCATTTGCAAATCTAAGTTTTATAGCAGTTGTTGTACTAGGAAACTCATCGTCTTCTCCTGCCGTAGACGATACATATTCTATTCTATTTAATATTTTAAGTCTACCTATACTAGCGTGGGGCGCATTTACATCGGACGAGTGGTAATAAGGAGGACAATCTGCCCCAACTCCTGTACAAGGATGATTAGAGGTACCGGTTGTAAAGGTATTACTTGCATCATCTAAAGAATATAGTGTTGTGTGGGCATTTGTTCTAAATACTGTTAAATCTCCTGAACAATATGTTTTATAATCAAACCCAGATGTTATACCTACCTCAGCATTCATAGTTGGGAGTGCTCCGGGGTTAGAATTAGCAGCATCATAAAAATTATAATCTGGATACATAAACATAGGTTCCATATCCGCCGCTTGTACTTCTAAGGGGTTAACCATACGAATTGGATCTAAATTCACTAAAACAGTCCCAACTAAATCTCCCGCACTGTCGCCAGCGTCATAGTCAGATGTAACTACTATCCCAAAATCAAATTGCTCCTGGCGTGTCACTCCTCCCCAGTCAAACAGAGCAGGGTATATCTTACCCTGAGCCAGATCACTAATATTATAGTTATTTATTATATATATAGAGTTAGGATGTTGTCCCCCAGTATGTAATTGGTAATTTGTGGTTAAACTAGAACCATTAAAATTTATATGTCTATTTCTATGAGAAGCTAAAAGTTGGTGTGTAGTATTTGGTATATCCGCTAAATGTGATCCCCACGAATACAAAGGCGTAACATAATCTAAATTAAGTACTCCTACCTTGAAAGAGGTAGCTGTAGCTCCTGTTTCAAAATCCCACCCTCCAGGCCATTGGTATCCTACTTCTGTTATATACCCGGAAGTAGCACTAGTCCAATACATATAATTCTTCCCTGCTGCGAATGCTACAGAGTTAGCTGGCCCTAAATCATTAATATTAAATAAAACTACAGATCTATCCTCTACCTTTGAGGGTAAGTTGTATACTATATCCCCATCAGACATACTTAGAAGAGTTGGACAGCTTTCAAACCTGCAGTCCGAAGGACATGTTGGAGCAGAAGCTTGAAAATTAAGAGCTAATTTAGCACTTGTTCCATAAGTAGAGTCAGTGTCTACACACCCACACGAGACACTAGCTTCTAAATCTACAATATTACCTGATCCAATTGTTATTAAAACGGAATTAGAGTACTGTGTACAAGTTATTGAAGGGTATTCTAGCTCTGCTTTTACTCTATAATACCCAGTCTTATTTTCTTGAAAGGGACTAAGTGCTCCACATTGATGTTTGAATGCATGATACCCATCAAAAGTCTGTGTATTATAATCAAAATACCCTGTTTGAGTTCCCAACCCATTCATATTTTGCGTAGGGGAATTAAAATTCTGAAATGTATTTTGATAATCTAGATAAGACAAAAGAATATCAGTCCATCCTCCTGTACCGGTTACGCTATACTGAAGAGTTGTAGTAACTTTATCAAAAGGATTAGAGGTACAAAATATTTCAGCCCTCCATTCAGAAATACAATTAGTATTTCCGGAAGCAGCTGTAAGAGTAATTGACGAACACGAAGGACAAGTAACAGGCATATATTAAGGTTTTAACAATCACATCCACATTTACCATCACACATGGCTTTCGCTTTTAGGTATTTATCATTAGCTCCTTTAATATAACCTGTATTAGTCAGATCATACAAACCAGCGTTTGCAATTGCAGAGTTCAAAAGTAAGAAAACTTTTTGAGCTTTTGCTAAAGTTGTTGAACATTTTGGGCAGTCACATGAACACCCCATTAATTCCTCTGCATACTTTCCTAGACAACAGTCTACGTTACATGCGGAAACTAATCCTGTACTATCTACTACCGTCGTAGAATTTTGCTTAAAATCAATGGTATAAACCCCATTTCCAGGTACTGATACAACTACATCCATAAATCCTGATGCAGGTAGTCCTGTTACTGTTTGAGTTACTGTAGGATAAGTCCCACTGTAATCTATCAATTGAATCACGTCACCTGAAGAGGCTCCGGCTAAAGTGTCTGTTACTTGAACAGTTACACTGCTACAATTAGATATAAGGGTTGTTTGTAAGGCCATTGTATAAGGTTAAAAAAAGGTTATAGAAAACACGAATGCTCTCTATAACCTTTATTAATTAAATATTAAAGTGCTACTACTGGTAAATTACCCGCTGATGTATGAGCTAAGTACCCATTCATGATAGTCTCAAAAGCAGTTACTCCTGATCCAGATCTAACCCAAGTAGAAATTGTTCCTGGAACCGCCATGTATAATTCATGGTTGTTATCTACTTTGTTAATTTGACCATTTGAATATCTAGAGTTCCACCCTAAAGTGTACACATCCATAAGTAATCCTGCAACTGCATATGTTACCGTTGCATCTGGCTGTTGTACTCTATAGTAATCTCCTTTGTTACTTCCTAATAAACTTTTTTCAAAGTCTGCTAAGATAAAAGAATCCCCTAAAGTAGACGTTGCTGCTGTAGAAGTAAAAGTATGTGCACCTGTTGCATCACCATTAGCATCAAAAGCCCCTGCAATATTAGTCTGTGCATTATACCCTATTGCAGATGGTCCTGCATAAGTATGCCCAACAATAGTTACTGTTGAACCTGTTTGTGAAGTTGAAGCAATCATTCCGTTATACCCAGGTGCTGCAATGTGTGCTGCTACTGCTGCCCCTAAAGCTACAGAAGTTGTTGCTGTTGCTGTAGTACAAACAAATTCTATATTTTCTCTAACATAAGGCTCAGATCCTGATGCCTGATCAATTAATTTAATCATCATTATTGTTCCTGCAGTAGTTGGTGCTACAGAAGTTAAAATAGCTACAGATTCTGCAGTTTGTGCTGCTCCTGATATACCACCCCAGTTTGTAATATCCTTTCCTTGAATCCAAGGAGAACACTCTCCTGAACCATTTCTACAGAATTTTACTTCTGGTGCTGTTTGCAACGTGTCTCCTGTTACTAACAATGCAGTTGCCCCTGTTGCTGCTACTTTTTTATAGGCTACTAAGCCCGTTGCTGTTGCAGATGTTACATCCGCTCCAATTAAAAGTTGTCTCATTTTTTTAAATTTTTTTTATTACTTATTCATTTTTATTTGCCTCGGCTTCATAAGATTTGTACCTAGGATCTGCAATCGATTCTAAAATACTACTTATGGTCATGTCCACAATCTCTCTATGAGAATGGTCGGGCAGTTCACAACTAATCCCCAAAGATAATGAAATTTGGAGAGGGTTTCTTAAGTATGTTAATTTTACACTGTCTATTATAAATATATCACTAGTGTATATATCAAGTACATCTTGTCTTACTGTGTAGAGCGGAGATGTATATTTTGTTGTATTAAATGGATCTTGTAGCATTGCAAATATATCATCTTGCTGCACAAATTTAGAGGCATGTGAAGATAATTTTAAAGATGCAGAAGAAGTTGGAACTCTCTTTTCTGAAAATGCTACGTTTGTTTTACGTAAAGGTGAACTAGAGATATGTGCACCTGCTAGATTTTTACCTATTACGGTTGCTGTGGATAAAGCTGCCACTAATGTTGGGTAAAGAAGTGGATCAATTATAATAATTATTTCATCCGGATAGCTTAAATGCCCAATAGCTTCCCAGTTCATAATAGCGCCAGCGTTACCTGATGCTAATATTTCTCCCTGCGCAGCTGGAACACCTGTTGGATATGTATGTGCATTTACATTTGTCCATAAACTATATGTAGTACCTGCTGTTATATTTTGAGGATCGTCATAAATGACTAGCTCGTTAATAATGGCGGTACTTTCGTTAGATATAAAACCAGCCATACTTACTCTAAAGTAATAATAATCTTTGGGATATGAAACACTCCAAGACATAGGCTCACATTTATTTGTATAAACCCTAGTCAGTTGATTAATTAAATACATATAATCTGTAGGTAATCTAAAAGAGTCTACATGTATATTATTGAACAGTTGCTCTTTATATGTAGTTATATCTTCATATTCAGAAACCAATACACGTAAATCGTCTATACGTTTTTGATTTCCTTCAAATCCTAGTTGATATTTATTATTTATTCCATATTTGAGATTAACAAATTTAGATTGAGCTTTATTCAATTCTAAATCTATCTCTTCAGGTAAAAGCAAATCGGCTTGGAGTGAATTGATTTTATCCACTCCTTGCTCGATTGCTAAATGCATTTGTTGTACATTCATGTTATAAGGCTAATTCTTTTAATTTTGCTCTCATTATTGTTAACTGTCCTGAATTCTTTTTATCTTTTAAAAATACTACTGTATCGTCTGTAGAATCTCCAATTACCTCATCAATAAAAATTATCTGGTTTCCAATTTTTCTTAATACTCCTGCGGACACTAGTTCTGCAATTTCAGCTTTTACAGGTAGGTTACTATCTCTAGCAATCTTAACAAATTTTACAGGGCTTGAATCTTTAAATTCATATAAAGCATTTTCAACCTGTTCCTCTGTCATTCTATCTGGATTTGTATTAGCTAAAATACGAAGTACTCTCCTCATAGATTTAATATCTGCTGCAATTTTAATAAACTCTCTGTCTGCATCTTTCCTCAATTGTATTTGAGTGTTTTTAAGTTTAATATCTCTAGTAGTATCATGGATATAAAATCTCTTAACAGGGTCTGCTTGCATCTCCTCCTTATTTAATCCAACTTGTGGATGTTTAAGAGCAAAACTATATTTGATGTAATCCATAATTTGTAATGGAGATCCATCTGCATTCATACCTATTTCCAATTCTACCCCAGTGAATCCTACTGGTATTGTGAGATCAGTCCAAAAAGATTTTGCATGTTTTGGCCAATCTGCATGTGCTGGACTTACATCCAACAGTCCATCTAAATATTTACTTTCGTCTGCACGATCGAAGCCTTTTAATGGCTGTCTGTTCACAAAAACACTACTAAGCTTCATAATTGCTTCTGCTCTAACTTCTTTAGGTAAGTGATTTAAAATCTCTCGTCTCCTTAAAAATACTATTTTACTCATAATCTTAGTTCTTTTAAAGTTTAAATTAGGTGGGTGTAAAGAATAACTCCCCGTTATTATTAATAATTAAAGACGTGGGGGTTTCCCCCCACATCCTCAATCAAAAACCAATATATATAAAACGCAAATTAATGCCTACTACGAAGCTATACAAGTGATGTCAAGCGAAGTATCAAATCTTCTTAAGATAATACCTGCTGTTTTCAACATATGTACAGATGCCCCATCCACGTCAGATGCTCTAGAAGAACTTGAATCAAATCCTCTTGGAACTACTGAACCGGCTACACACCATCTCATCATCTCACGACCTTTCTTAGAGATCATTTGAAGGTTATTTTGTCCATCATAGTTTGACTGATCAACAAATACCATTCTATAAGATTCAAGTGAATATCCTGTAACAGGGTGTTTTGCACGAGCTTGTGCAACTGGACCATGGTCAAATAATGGTAATTTTACCACGTTTACCGTATGTCCGTCAATGTGCTCGTATGAAGTAAAGTAACCACTCATACCTAATGATCTACCAGATCCAGTGATGAAACGATTCTCTCCACCAACTTTCCACGAACCTGCGCCTGTGCTAAAGTGATTTTTAAGAGCCTCATCAAATTCTCTAGCACCACCAGTACCAGTATAAAGAGTTACTTGTTTTTGTGCAGCATCAGTCATGCCATAGAATAAGTCACCAATAATATTTTTGATTTTATTCTCCGTTAAAGTAGAATAAGTATCTCTGTTGATGATTTGCTCTAAAAGACCTGGACCTACAATTACTGGCTGTCCGTTTTCGTCTTTCATTTGAGTTGATCCTGCTGAGTCATAAGTTTTTTGTCCGTACCAGTAGTACATTTCACATTCTTCTTTAAAGTCCAACATGTGTGTGTACTCTTCATAGTCCATCCAAAGTTTAGTAGTTTTACCGCCTTTAGTTGGTAAAGAGAATTCTGCTACAAAATCTTTAGCATTACCAGACATATGGTAAGACTTTCTTACAGTTCCGATTTTGTTACGAACTTTCCCTGGAGTTTCCCAGTTTGAAGCATTTCCTCTAGAGAAATCTACTCCTACAGGTGCATACAAAGAAGCCCAAAGAGACCCCACTGCTACTCCACTAGTTAAAGTTGCTGTTAAATCTGGATTAACAAGTCTACATGTGTACTCATAATTTCCAGCATTTTGTACTGGCTCATTCATGATTCTAACTTGTTCTCCGATTCCGTTGATCAACACGTAAGGAAATACAAAGTGCTTATCTGGAAAGGTCAACGTAAATGTTGCTCCTGCCGCACCTGCTCCTACTGCTGCTCCTGCTGCTGCAATTGGTCTCGTCTTTAACGTATGAGTTTTCACACGATATTCATACTCTAGTCTGTCAATGGACTTAGTGTTTCCTACACCTTCTGTTAAGAAAGATAATGGAAAACGCTTATCGTCTTTTCCAGCCAAGTGAGTAATTATCGGTGATAATTCTGTTGGACGAGCCAATAGCGCGTTAGACAGACTGTTCATGTCTGTCATTTGTGCATCGTTATAGTAATTCTTCTGCACGCTAATGTTTGTTCCGCTCATTTTTTAATTATTTTTAAGGTTAATACAATTTAATAAATTGTCTATAAATTACTAAGATCAAGATCGTCAAAATCGACATTTACTCGTTTCGTTCTAGCTTTAGCTCTAGAGCTTTTTACAGTCTCTTCATTTCTAGAAATCTTTTCTCTCAGGGATTTAGTCGCTTTAGTTTTTGCTTTGGTGTTTATAATTTGCTCTAGATTAAATCCTTTGTACATTAAATAATCTATTGCTAATTTTTGCTCCATCTGCGCATTACTATGATCTAAATCACGTTGTGTGTGGCCATCCTTATTAATAGGAGCAGAAAGATAAGAATAAAATTTACCCTTTTCTCTCTCTGGGATGCTCAACCCTGCAAAATCTTTCGATTTTTCTAGAGTGTCTGCCACACCTTCCCAATATTGTCTTAATTCCTGCTGTTGTCCCTCAACGGTTGCTTGTTGAGATTTAACCATATCTTCTCTCTGTTTCACTTGCACCTTTG